TCATTCCCCCACTGCAAGATTTTCCAAAAGTGCCAGATTAGTGACATTGCCCGCCAAGACTTCGTCAATTTTTCTCGCATGTTCGGTTAGATGGATTGGGGATAGGTGAGCATAGCGCTGAACCATTTCTATGCTCTCCCAGCCTCCCATTTCTTGCAGTGCCGAAAGTGGCACACCTGCCTGAACCAACCAACTCGCCCACGTATGCCGCAGATCGTGAAAGCGGAAATCAGTTATTCCCGCTCTCCGTTTCCCAGTGTTCCATGCTGAGTTATCATCAACCCGCATTTTCCTAACTGCCGGGGTCACTCCGCCACCAGGTCGTTTCCGTGCTGTCGTATGCACAAAGACGTACCGTGAGTGTTTTCCGATCTGATCGCGTAATGTCCGGCATGCGGTATCGTTCAGTGCAACGCCAATAGCCTTGCCCGCTTTGGCGTTCTCTGGGTGAATCCATGCCACCTTTCTTTGCATGTCAACCTGTGACCACTCGAGATCGATGATATTTGAACGGCGTAGGCCAGTTGCCAGGGCAAAAACGACAACGGGCCTAAACTGTTCAGGCATGCATTTGATCAAGGTGGCCGCCTCTTCCTTTGTCAGCCACCTGACGCGCTTGCTTGCAGGCTTCCTTACCTTTATCACCGGCGCTTTGCGTAGCCATTTCCATTCATCGGCCGCAATCTTCATCAACCCCCTCATGAAAGAGAGGTGCTGGCTTCGAGTAGCCGCTGAGACTGGTTTAGGCTCGTATGCCGGCACCGGTTTACCTCTCCTCTCTGCTGCGGCCTTTTTGAGTTCCCATCGTTGGCGATGTTTCCTGTTGGGCATTTTGGCGACAGCGGCCATAATCCGATCTTCCGTGATAGATGAAAGGGTTTTGCCGGCGAAGTGCTGCAGGAAAAACTCTATCTTCGTTCGGTCGTCGTCTAATGACCTTTTCTCTTCTTTCTCCGTTAACCAGCGGAGACACGCCTCTTCAAAAGTGTGCTCCGCTATCTCCCCAAGCTTGTTTACCCGCCAAGCCTCAGCCCTTAGTTGATCGTAGAGTTCTTGCGCTTGGAGCTTGTCCGTCGTGTTAAGGCAGCGTCTAATTCTTTTACCACTGCCCGGCTCGACAAAATCGCAGTACCAATTTCCGTAACGTTGTTTGAGGGCCATCTGTTGTTACCTTTCTGTTGATGGCCGTCTGCATTCACGGCCCGATTTTCTGTCTCTCTTGCGTAATATGCAAGGCACTCAGATTTTAAAATTTCCCATCTACCGCCGCCTTTCTTCCCGCTTTTGTTGGCATGAAGCAACCCCTCTTTAATCAGTGCTCGAAGGGTTCTCGGCGATTTCTTCATGAATGCAGCCGCTTCAGGGAGCGTGAACGGCACATCGTTTATGTTGATTTCTGACATGGTCATCTCTCTGTAAAACGCCCATTCAGCATGCCGATCGTGTAGTTGAACCGCGGCAAAGAAATGCCGAGCAATTCGACCTGTGCGAAATGCTTCATGATGATAGGGCGGGATAGGGTATCGAAAGGGGTTTTCGGGTGTTGCTTAATCGCGGCGTGGAGTTCGTCGTTACAGCGTTTTGCTACTGATCTGAGTGCGTTTTGCTGAACGCTGCCGGCAGCAACTGCAGGCTGTTTACTGGGCATTGATTCCCCCAATGATCCCAGCCAGGCGCATCGCCACGGCTGAATAGTTCGATTCGTGACACGTCGCCGTAGAGCAGCTCAAGGCGCCGGCGGACTTCCCAGGGTTTCGCGCTGTGCTCGCCGAGGCAACTGAACACAACCTGTTTTACTGATGCGCTGGCGCGCTCGATTCCCTGGCCGCGAACGGCGATCAACACGTCTTCGGAGTTGGCGCGGGTGTAATTGCCGCCATTCATTCTGGTTTCGGCGTTGAGCATGTCGAGCAGATCGGAGAAGTCGAAGATGGTTTGTTGCAGCAGCGCCTTATTGAACCGAATTTCGGCCTGTTGATTGAGCTTCACCCAGGTGAACGCCTTCATCGTTCTGACGCTGAATCCCCAGGCTTCTGCCAGCTCGATCGCCTCCTGGCTGTGGTTGCCGGTGTACCACATCGCGAGCACGCTATCCGGCGCAGAAAGAGCCCATACCGGCAGACGCTTCAGGTCTGCCATGCTCATCGTGCTGTAGTGATTGCCGGCGGCGCCATTACTGATTGTGTTGCCGTAACTCCACGGCGGATCTGCATAGATGAGTTGATAGGTCATTGAGCGTTACCCCAGCAGCGCGCGGCCGCGTTGACGCAAAACTCTATGCGGACGTTAACCCAGACGACATCCACCGCCCGCGCCGCATTGCCAGCCTGGCGCCACAGCTCAGCCGCATCTGCAAAATGGGCGCGCCGTTCTGCCTCAGCCGCCTGATGGGCCAATGATTTGTATTTGAATGACATGGCTATCTCCGGGATCAGTAGGCGCGCTGGTGGGTAACAGGGGTGATCAGTTGGTTGAATTGCTGGACAAGAAGAATCATTCTCACTACTTCCGGCGGTTCACTGCGGATGTAGCTATCGGTGATTTTCCCTGGCGTGGTCGGCGGTCTTGCCCTGGCGTAAGTGATGTAACTTGGATCGATGGAGATAACCTTAAAAGCCTTTTTCCCTTCTGCAAATTTGCTTTTGGAAACGACCAGAGGGGAGCGCTGGATAGCACTACGCAATGACTTTATGTGATTCTCGGTAATTTCTGGGAACTGGGATTTCAGCAAATCGAAATGGCCTACTGCTGTGTAATAACCCCCGTCATCAATGAGGAATTGCAGCATCTCATAATTGGTCATGTCAGATCCTTGTCTGGTTGTTGTAGCGCTCATGGCTCATAACTTCCCATGAGTTTCCGTTGTCTTTAGACAGCAATCGCCAGCAGCGGGCCACTGGCAGCGTTAAATGCTTATGTTGGTATGTACGGTTGGGTTTCTTTTTGCCCTCCCTGTAGGCGCATAGAACCCCCTCAGCTTTGATGCTGATTCGTTGCGGAATTCGTGGTTTCATATTTTCGGTGGGTTATTTGGTGATTGGCGCCCAGCACGCGGAACGGATGCCAGGACGGTGGACTTTCTCAACGGCGTTTTCTTTTTCCAGCTTAATTAGGCGCAAGCGGATGGCTTTCCCAGTCATACCGTTGTAGCCGGCACAGCGGAGGAGGTTTGCGACAGAATCCGGCGTGGAACCGGCAATGCTGAGCCGCGAGATGATTTCGTTATCGTCGGGTATCGTGATCATTCCCACCCTCCGGCGCAGCAGGTAATGGCATCCAGTGGGTTGGCTCTTGCTGAAGTGAATCGCCATCAAAGAAGTAATGATATGGCCCGTCGCCATCATCACCGATGCAGCCATCTTCGATGTGGCCGTCGTAACTGCCAAAATAAAGCAGAACTCGCTTATCTAATTCTGGCATCCGCTCACTGCACGCTATCCACCCCTCCGGCAACGTATAACCGCCACTTACAGGTTGAGCCAGCATTGCGGCGCGGCAGGCGTCACCTCTGCGCTCGTATTTCACACCGACCAAGGCAAGAGCAGCCATTACCTGTTCCAAGCGCACCACAACCCCTTCGTCGCTGTAGAACTCTGTCGGGAGTTTCACCGCTGCTGGCGCTGGCGGGGCGGTGTAAATGGCGGTGTCATCTTCGGGTGCGCCGTTATGCCAAATCACCCCTTTTCTGCCTGATACGGTGGTGTAGAACCCCACCGGCTGCGCCTCCCGGTTAGCCAACTTCTCTTTAGCCTCAATAGCGCGATACTCCATTTTTCGGCTGTGTTCAACCCAGTCATCGCGCTCACGCTCGGCGTCAGCAAGGGCTCTGCCTTTTTCTTCAAGCGCCCGAACCAGCATTTCAACCGTTTCAGTTGAGAAGTGGCTACGCGTTTCGCCAATCACCCGCAGCCGCTCGATATTTCCTTCGACGCTTTCGCCATACTCTGGCATTGCCTTGCGTGCGGTAATGTCGGCCTTAATCTGGCTCAACTGCTCCGTCGTTAGTGTCCGTGTCATGGTTTACCTCCATCAATCTTTATCAAATATCGGTCGTGAGCGACAATTCCTGCACAGTGTCGAGCCAGTTTGGAGCAAAACAGCAGCCGTTCCGGCGGCCGTAACTCAGCGTCAATTATTAGCTGCACGGCTTTGTACCTGGTGTACTCAAACCATTTACGCCATGCGCCGACTGGCGTTGCACTCACGCCAAAATTGACGCTATCTTTCTCGCCAGGGTGACCGCAATACCACCACTCTCTGCAAAACCAGAGCCTCGGCTTCATCTACTCATCCCCAACAGCGAATCCAGCGGCGCGAATAGAACGCTCAACATCACGGTAATATTTCATGTGTTGGAACCATCCGGTCTCGTGGTAATCGTCGCTGCGAATGTCAGGCAACCGCACCGGCGTAGCCAGCTTTGCTTCCAGCTCGGCGATTTTCTTCTTGTCCTCATCGCTCATGATTGCCGCGTATTTCAGCGCGTCCTGCACCTTCTGGAATTTACCGATGTAATCAGTGGAGATGGATTCCAGCCATTTGATGCGTTCATCCTTCGCTTCCAGCTCTGCCAGCGGAGAGGTGACAATACGCGTGTCCATTTCAGGACGTCTCTGACAAGAGTCATACCTGTCTTTATCGCAATCCATCCAACCGCCTTCGCCAATTTCACGGCATTGATATCGCACCGGCTGCTCCCCCATTGCTTTGCGGTACTCCTCATCCCACTTAACCATGTATTCCTCGATGTCCGACCACGCCTCACCAGACCTTGCCAGGCCATCGATAACTTTTTGCCTTTCGCTCCACTGCTCTTTCTTCTCGAGTTCTTCAATACGCGCCAGCAGGGCGGAGACGTACTCTTGCGAGTAGAGCGATTCGTAAATCTGCGGCTCTGTGTTTTCGGTCTCGTTGAAAGTTCTTCCCGTGTGCTTATTGCGCAATGCTGTCGGCTTGCTCAGTTCGCTCAGCTTCTCAGTGCTCATAATGCTTTCTCCTGGGCCTCGGCCCGCTGTGCGCGTTTCGATGGCTTGATTCGCCAGTAGGTTAAAAAAGCCTTCTCACCACTAAAAAACATGCGATTGCTAATCCAGCGCCTCATACCAAATAATTGTCGCGCTGCTCTGTTGCTCTTACGCTTAGCCATGTTATGACTACCTCGAATTAGCCTCAAACACCGCCATGGCAAATCCCCGCGGGGTTGCGCTGCGAATGTTCTTTGTTCTCGTTGACTTGCCACCACACAGGCGCCAGCCTGGGTTATCTTTCTGTGCCGGCTCTATGTGGCGAGTTTTGGGTTGGCGAAATCCATTGCCGCACCAGATATTCGTCGTCTTGTTGTAGCGGTCGCGTCCGGGGTAAACCTCCGGGTAGAGCGGGTGCTCATCACCATCAGGAAGGTAGCCGGCGAAGTCGCATGGCTGAAATGCAAAGTCAGGCTTACGGTAGATACTGGACAGAACGCCTACAGGGTTTTCGAAAGCCCACGGCGCACCAGTAATAACGCCAACGATGCGGACGAGGTCAGCAAGCTCCGCCGCCTCAATCTGGAACATAGGATTAGCCTGTCGCTTGGCCTCGAAGTGTCTGGCGCCAGCAACGGTCAGGTCGGTACACTCCGGGAACCCGAACACCATGACTACGCCATCACCAACCATTCCGGCAATCTCGCGTGCCTGGCTTAGCTTGTCGCTGGCACTGAACCACATGCCAACGCGGACGTGATTACCATCTCTGGTAATTCCGGCATCGTGTTGCCCATCGAAGCACCAGCATTCATAGCCTGCATCCAGCCACGGTTTTGCCATCAACCCGGTGAAGTCGTATAGGAAGATTGCCTTACCCACGCTCCACCTCCCTAGCGCTGTCAATAGGCCATGTAGCGAACTCACCAGGCGGCAACTCTTCAGTCACATCCCGCTCAGCCCACGCCAGAAACTTCTCGCGGCTTACTGACGGGTAATGTCGGCCGAACGAAACTGATGGGCTGTCGTATTGCACGGTGGTGGCACCGATATGCAGGATCGTTCTGTCGTTAACCAAACCCATCGCGTTGCGTGGGCGCTTTCCGCGATAGGTTCTACCGCTCTGAAGCTTCAGTTCATTTGCTGGCATCACTGGGCGCTCTTTCATTTGGCCTCCGGGTAGCAGATGTCATCGAAGTAGTTCTCTGCCACGCGCATGTTGAAATGGTCGAGGTTCATTTCTTTAACCTGCAATCTCACGCTAACAATGCCAGTGCATCGGTTTACGTAATCACGGTTTTCCTGGTCTTCAGCCATCCACTCCTGAAGCTCTTTCGTTCTGATCTGCAAGCAGCGCATGGCGCAATCCATATCGGAAAAGTGCTCAGCTTCAGTGATGCAGGTAACGACGTAATACGTGGTCACCTTTGGGCCATCTTCCCGACGCTTCTGCTCTCTTTCGATATCGTTTTTCAGGTCTACCAGCTGGTGGTCGTTAAGCTTTTCTATGTCGCGCTCTTTCATTTGGCCTCCGCCTTGTCCATGAATACCGCGCGCGATGGCGACCAGTCGCAACATGTGTCAGTTTCAACGTGGCCGAAAATTGCCTTGCACCGGCGAATGTGCGCACAGTCTCCGCACGTCTTTCCCGCCGGAAGCTTCATCTTGTCCGGATCGGTTGGGTCAAAGTTGAGCTCTTTCATTTGGCCTCCCGCAGCCCATTGGCGTATGCGATTGCGGCTTCAGCTGCAAACATCAGCTTCTTTTCAAGGTTTGACCCGGGTGAGGTTTTGGAATGCATTTCAGCGATGCGTTCTGCGAGTTCATTAGCACCTTCGATTTTTGCTTCGAGGCGGATAGCTGCAAGTGCTGCGTCAGTGGTGGGGGTTTCGATACTCGGAAGCAACGAATAGTCGCAAACCGTCTCAATGGACGGGTCGCAACTATCATCCTTGTCGCGCGGCCGCTCGTTAACCCTGGTTGATTCCTGCATGATTATCCCCCAGGACACCTGAGCAACCTCGTCAGGCCAGCCATCGCACGCCTCGCCTCGGTAGTAGTCAATGTAGGATTCAGCTGCTGCAATGGCTTCATCCTTGGTATTGAACTCCTCAAAGCCATTGTCTGGGTCGTATGCGAAAAATCCACACCCACTCTTCAGTTCCGCATTCTCCACAGCCAGCGCATTAACTCGATCAGTCAGCTCTTTGATGGTTTCAGCCATTGTCAGCTTTACCTGCAGCGTTTGGGCGTTGATCTGCTCCAAATGGTCGCACTTGGCTTTAAGTGCTTCATATGTCAATGCTTCAACTTGAACCGTCATCTTCATTTCTCCTGATAACCCGCTTGCCATCGACAATGACGGCATTTTCTTCAGCCTCTAACGCATCGAGGTAATACCAACCAGGACGCTTGACTGGATCGCCTTTTTTCAGGCCTTCGAATTGCTTGATCGCGTTGTTAACGATTTCTTGCGGGCTTTTCCCGCGATTGGATTGATCTGCCATGAGAAGTCCTTAGCCCTGCATGACAGGGCTATGTTTTGTAGAGACCAGCTCAGAAGGGAATATCATCGTCAAAATCAGGTGCGTGTTGTTGCGTGGCGCTTTGTTGCCGCTGCTGAGCGACCTGCTGAAGGCGCGAGGTCGGTTGGTTGTTTTGGTTGCCAAGCATAGAGCGCTGCCCACCGATACCACTCGTTTGAGGTGCCGTGTCATTGGTTAAGCGCTCATCCTTATCCTTCAGGACAGCCAGGAGCTTATCAACGGCCTCGGCCGGCGTTCCGTCGATCGCCTCCTTGTAGGTTTTACGCGTGTTGGCGCCAAAAACTTGTTTGACGTCGAATTTGTAACCGTCTCCGCCATCGTTTTTGGTGTAGAGGATTTTCTGCAGAACGAAACCGATCGGCTTTCCTTCAAGCTCCTTGCAGTGAAGTTCGATATCGCCTTCGCTGTTCGTTTGTTCGGTAGCGTTGAGTTGCTTAACTTTCGTCAAGCCCATAATGGCGTTTATCAGCGCCGAGCCATGCTTAAGCGGCTGGCCTTCGCGGCCTTTGTAATTTATGCGCAGATAGTTGATTTTGCCCACGTCAGACTCGATGGAGAACTCCATCGCTTCGGATTGCGAGTCGCGCCCATTGGTAAAAATGGCGCTGCTGATATTGCCTGCATAGGCGCCAGTTTCAGAAGCGCCGGCGGCGCCGGCAGTGCGTGCGGATTCGTCATCAAAGGTAAACATTGGTTGCATTATGCTGGTGCTCCATCGTTGAGTTCGTAATATTCGCGGATCGCCGCATCAACGGCGTTCAGGTCGTTATCGATTTGGAAGCTGTCAAACAGCCCGATCGGTGATTTAACCGGGTCGGTTCCATCTGATTGCGTGGTGAAGTAGTAACGGCCATCAGTAACACCAGTGCGTAGGGCGATACTGAACATGCCTTCGACGGTTATTTTTTCGTCAAGCATCTTGCCGATGGTTTTCATCTTGACGCGGCCAGCGGGTGTTTCTTCGGTGTGGGCAAGGAAGTAGACGATCAGGTCATCGGCTGCTGCCTGGGCTGCTCTGATTACGTCCCAGGCGCCACCGCCAATTTCAGTGAATTTTTCGAAAGATTTTTCACTGCGCCGGCGCATAAATTGGTTGCCCATCACATACTGAAAGTCATCAACAACGACGAATTTCTTACCTGCTCGTCGTGCGAAGTTGATAATCAAGACAATATCCGCCGGTATGTCGGTAAAGAACACGTTGCCGGTTTTGGCCTCGAAATCTCGCGGTTTCCAGCCGGCGGAACGGAATGGCAGGCGTTTGTTTTCCGGGTTGATGAGAAAACCGTCATCAGGGTTAAGCTTCATCATGCTGGCAGACTTGCCAGATCCGGAATCGCCCAGGATAAGGACTGGAATACCCATCAGACGAGCGCCCCCATCGCGTGTTTTATGGTGAACTCCTGATCTTCATTCAGATCCATGTTCGCCAGTGCCCAACGCAAGTAACCAGGATCGTCAGAGGCGATGTCGACGAAGGTTTTCCCCTTATGCTTACCGAACTGCATTGTGTGAAGCAGTGATGGCCGTGCGGTGATGTCGCGCATCTGTGAAATGCTCCAGCGCGCGATGCTGTTCATATAGAGCAGATTGGTGGCAGTCACATAGCAGTCATACAGCGCACGGTGAGCATAGAGGCCTTCAGGCACATCGGGCTTAAGGCCAAAGCGATAGCGAAGGTACTGATTTCCATGCCGCTCTTCAGGCCATAGTTTGCGCGCCAGCTTCAGCGTGCAAATCCATGGGGCCGTGATTTGCGGAAGCTTCTCACGGTCAAAAGCGGCATTGTGTGCGACGTAGATATCAGCGCCGAGGTAACGGCCTATCACATCGTCGATCAGCGGTGCGTCAGCGACCATTTCTTCGGTGATGTGATGGATAGCCATTGCTTCAAAACTGATGGGCTCAGGAGGGCGTACAAGGTCGCTCATGGGGTTGCAGATAACGCCATCAACGATGTCGACGCTGGCTATTTCAACCACACCGCCTTCAAAGCTGGTGGTTTCAGTGTCTACGACTCGAAAAATCATGATGTTAATCCTCAAGCCATGCAAAACGCTTACGGCTTTTTATATTGCTAATTGCTGAATGGACGACGCCGTAATCACGCGCCAATTCGCAAACTCGTTTATTACTCGAACGAATAGCGCGTACATCATCAGCAGTGAGTTTTTGTCCGTTGGTGCGAAATTTTCTGGATCTATCGATCATGTTCGAAGTGTGATTGCCTATTGATAAATGCTCTGGGTTGCAGCACTTGGGGTTGTCACATGAATGGAGCACATGCTGCCCTGGGGTTGCTTCTGCTATTAGCCGATGGGTTTTAGTCACTTTACCGTTGAACCTTATTAATCCGTATCCGCAGCCGTCGACCGCTCCTTGCCACTCAAGGCAACCAGATTCTGATGGAATACAACGCTGTAAGATTCGATTTTTAATTTCGGTAATCGGCATATCCATAGTTAATTCCGATAGTTCGTGCATCGGCTATGGCGTCGACTTGTGCCAATCGATGCGCCAGCCGGTCGAGGTCAGAGGCGCCCAGCTTGTTAGCGATGCAGATTGATAGAATGAGGTGTTCAGCTGCGATTTGCTGGCGTGTAGGTATCTCGATAACCGTCAGATCCATACGGTGCCCATAGCCAGCAGGCATAAAGTCAGAATGGTCAGGGTAAAGATGCTTTTGCCGTAGTTGCGTTTGGCGGAAAAGTCACACCCAGATAGGTCATACTTATGTTGAATGCGCGAATTGAGGTTCACCATGCTGGCCTCCGCTGTATTGCGTGCATCTGCCGTTGCAACGATTTGATGCTTTGGCGGGACTGATAGTAGGAGGCACAACGATCAGCGCACACCAGGATGTCGACCATCTTGAAACGGCCGTCGGAATAACGCTGAACCTTCACATACTTGCACTTCGACTTTGGCAGCGCTTTTTTGCAGTGTTCACATACCGTTAGTGTTGGCAGTGGTGTCATAACATGTCCTCTCGTTAGAAATTCACATGGGTAAGCGCGCCGCAAATCGGTGCGCTTATTGATGTGAAAAAAGAGCCCCGGCGAGCGGGGCAAAGGATGTGACAAGGGAAGTGGTACTGATCAGGCTTGTGATTTCTCACGCACCTGGTGGCGCATCGAACCGGGGATTTATACTGTGTAGATATAAATTAGGAACCGGAACGATACGCCACCAGATAAGTGGGATGCCGGCGTTAACCGGCAATGTATACGCAGCCCGCTATGGTTACGGCCCACAGGAAGAGGCCAACAACGACGCTGTAGGTCAGCGCCTTCCATCCGTTTAAGCTCATGATTCCCTCGGTGCGCCCCGTAGGGCGCGGTTGGGGTTAGTGGTGCCTGCTTTCGTAACCCTCTCAGGCGGCGAGGGTTCCTCGCTTTCCACAGACAAAGGAAGCTGATAACTTGTCTATTCCACAGACATTAAAAGGAATTTCTATGGCCGACATTTCGCTCGTTAAGATAATTGAGGACTTGAACGAAAGGGTTTCCAAACTCAGCTCGGAAAACCTGGCATTCCAGCAGGCACTTACAGCTATTGTTGCTGCTATGCCTGCAGAGCAAGCCTCTTTAGCGAAAAGACATCTTGAAGAGGTTATTGAGTATGTTGAGAAGGGCGGTTCAGCTGCCGCTCTTGAAGCGCTAGAAGCTCAGAAACCGATTTATCAAATGATTTTCCTTCATGCGAAATAGCTTCAAGCTGCTCAATTAGTTGCTCGGCCTGCTGGCGAATAGTCTCACTAGCGGGCCTGTTTAATTTACTTCCCATCATGTAACCCTCTGCTGTAGTGGTCTTAATAAAGCGCCCCGCAGGACGCTTGATAAGTTCACTCTTTCCCTAAAGAACGTTACCGGTCGATCCCTCTCGGGGCCGGGGAGTGATTGCATCGCTCACCCCTGGGCGTCTTACCTGTGTGGCTTCCTGCCGGTGACGTTGTTGCTGTCGATGAGCTGATTATTAGCTATCGGTTAATTTTGGTCAATAACCAATGGTTAATTTAGTTGTGATAAAGAGATAACCAAATGAACTAAAAGAGAATTTAGTTGTGATTAATTTCTCGTGAGGGGGCGCTTTTGAAAGGTTTGGTGGTGGAAGGCACAAAAAAACCCGGCGCAGGGCCGGGTTTGATAATTACTTGCGGGGTATTACCAGATGGTTGATGTCCAGAAAAGGCGGCCTATGACTTCAATTTTGTCCAGATCCACCTCTTCGGCAGGGTGCTCCACATCGTTAAAGCTTCTAATGCTAATGCGGTTAGGGCCGACACGATAAAGTATTTTCAACCGTTTCCAGCCGTCTTGGTTTATCGCGTAGATCTTTCCATCCACTATTTGTTTATCGTCAGTGTTTACCGCGACGGTGGAACCGTCTGGAATGTTTGGCTCCATGCTGTTACCGCGCGCAGGGAAGCAGAGCACTCCGGTACCATCTGTTCTTGCGCCTATGCGGCGCAGCGTGGCTTTGGAGAATCTCAATTTAAACCCGTTATAGTCTTCTTCGTTATAACTTCCGTCCCCAGCGGCGAGTTCAATATCTCGCAAAAACGGCACCTCCACCTCATCCGTAGGGAGAGGGGTACTACTATCCCAGGCGTCAACGCTTTCCCATTCTTCCTCGGGTGGAATATTTGCTTCAGGGTTGGCTTTGCCTTGGACATTCTCTTTCATCTCCCCGCGTCCATATTCAAGCCACTCCGGGCGAACATGAAGCCAACGGCTCAATGCAAGAATGTTTACGGAGTCAGGAATTGCTGCGGCATTCATCCACTTCCAAATCCCCGGCTCGGTTATGGAAATCCCCTGTTTAGCCAGGGCGTCTTTCATTCGTTTTGGAAGCCCACGGCCACCTACGCCAGCTTCAAGACAAGCAGCGCGCAAGCGTTCTGTGAATTTCTCTTTCAGTTCATCTTTTTTAACCATGCGTTAAGTATCCAAAGAATTGACATAACTGTCAGTTAAGATATATTCTTAACTCGTAGTTAATTTGGTTAATAAAGGACTCCTATGAACCCAGTACAAATTGCAGTAGATGCGGTTGGCGGGCAAACGGCGGCAGCGAAAATCTGCGGTTTATCGGTGGTTGCCGTCCACAAGTGGTACGCCAAAGGCCGATTGCCGCGAACCGAATACACAAAAAAAACGGATTACGCCCAGCGACTTGCTGCTGCATCCAAAGGCAAGTTCAGCGCCGAATGGTTGCTTCACGAAGCCAACCCAGACAGCTGAGACACCATTGCTCACGGGCAATTCAACAAACATCTGTAAGACATGGAAATTGTAAATGGAATCAACCGCAACAACACGCAACGAAGCTCAGGCGATTCAGAGCGACATCATGAGCCGCATTGCAGCTATCGGGGTGACAAGCCTGGCCGGCGCGATCGGCGTTGATAAATCGCAGGTGAGCCGCTGGCAGAGCAAAGGGGGGCTGGTGGAGAAAGCGAGCCTGCTGCTGGCTGCTACAGGGTTTCGGCGTTCGGAAACCATGCTGACGTTCACGGGCGAGGAAGTCGCTGATCTGGCGCGCGGATTAATGGCGATGCTTGAGCACATCCGGGAACCAAAGACGGAATAGGAGAGGGCATGAACCATATCCAGTTCATTGAGAAACATATCAAGCAAAAGCTGATTGAGGCCGGTTATAGCGCTGTTATCGCTCAGGGGGGGGCAAATGAAGGTGTTGACCTCTACAAGCGCAGCTCACAAGCCAGCGCAAAAGGAAGGATGTTTGATGACTGTTATCGGCATGCACGGTTGTGGGCAGAGAAAAACAGCACAGCCGTTGATAAGCCGATCAAGAAAAAACAAAGCCGAACTGCGCCAACAGCTCGGCCAGGTCTTTTTTAAACCGTCGGAGGTTTGAATCATTATGCGCAAAAACAAACGCACAACGCAAGAGCGCGAAGTTACCCGCGATGACTTTTTGAAGCCGGCAGACCCGATCGGAACGATGTCACCCGTTTTTCATAAACGGTTTGTGGAGGAGTTCCGCAGGGTAAAAGCGCAACAGGAAGGCCGTCATGAGTAACACCGCTGAAATTATCCAATTCCGTGCGCCTGTAGAGCGTGAGGAGCATCGAGTGGCCGATCTTGATGATGGGTTCACCCGTGTTGCTAATGAGCTGCTGGACGCTGTTCTGGCTTCAGGGTTAACCGAAATCCAGCTTCACATCGTGCTGGCCGTCTGGAGGAAAACCTACGGCTGGAACAAAAAAATGGACTGGATAAGCAACGAAGAGTTTGAGCGTATGACGACCAAGGACAGGACTAAATGCTCAACAGCAAAAAACCAGCTTATTCGTATGCAGGTGCTTGTTCAGAAAGGACGTTCGGTAGGAATGAACAAAAACATTTGCGAGTGGGAAACCAAGTTCAACGGATTCGGTAAAAGTTTTACCGAATCAGTAAAAGAAAGTTTTACCGAATCAGTAAAGGGGTCTTTACCGAATCAGTCAAACACAAAAGACACTATTCAAAAGACATTAAAAACAGATCCCCCTAAAGCCCCCAAGGGGGAATTTTCGGAGGAAGTTCTCTCACAAGCAAAACAAGCCCTGGAGTATTACAACGAACTCACAGGGGGTTCCTGCCGTTCTGCAGAACCATTCGCAGTGCTGCTGACCGAAACCAAAACCCGCAGCGCGTACACCCTGCAAGACCTGCAGTTGGTTTGCCGTTGGGTGGTGCGCACCTGGAAGCAGCGGAATAACACCGTTGCCAAGCCGGCGAACATCTGCCGGGTAAACCGGTTCGATGGCTACCTGTCCGACGCTGAAGCCTGGCAGAAAACCTGCGTAGAAATCGACTGCCAAGCGGTGGTGGATATTTACAACGAAATTACAGCGGGCCGTATGGCTCCTGTAGAGCTCGACAGGGAACGCGAAATTTCTATCCGTGAACTCACCACCCACCTCGCCACGAAGTCACCTGAGGGCTTTGGTGCGTATTTTTCTGCATTCCTTGAGGATGCCAGAGAGTTTTACTTCGGCGGACCGACCGGGGAAGGCTGGCATGCTGATTTCGAATACCTGATGAAACCTCAAACACTGCGCAAAGTTCGGGAGAGAACCCTGTGATCAACATCGACATCGAAGCAAGCGTGATTGGCGGATTGCTGCTAAGCGGGTTGACACCGGATGCTGCTGACGTTGTGGCTACGCTTGACCCAGAAGCGTTTTCGGTTCCGTTCTACCGCAACACGTTCAAGGAAATTTCTCGTCAGGCCAATAACCGCGGACTGATTGACAGTTTGCTGATCGCCGAGGCAATGGGGGATCAGCACTTTGGTGATGTCATGGAAACCTGCCGGAAATGTCCAAGCGCTGCAAACCTCAAAGGCTATGCCCGCCTTGTGGGGGAGTATTACCAGATCCGCCAGTTCACAAAGCTGATGGAATCCAGCTACGACCTGATCGCCGGCGCCCAGAACCATGAGCGGGCACTCGCAGGCATTCAGGAGTTTTCTAGCAAGATTTTTTCGATTGCTAAGCCTCACGATGAGCATCGCCCCGTTCACATCGACGAGCTGCTGGAGTCTTACGCTGAGCTGTTACAGCACCGCATGGACAACGGCGAAGAGTCGGACACGCTGAAAACCGGCATCCCAGAGCTCGACGCAATTACCGGCGGTCTTAACCCTGTCGATCTCGTTGTCGTGGCCGCGCGCCCAGGCATGGGCAAGACCGAGTTTGCACTCAAGGTGGCCGAAGGCGTAGCAACATCGACCGTTCGAATCGGCAATGCCGAGATGCCGCGTGGCGTTCTTATTTTCAGCATGGAGATGAGCGCACACCAGGTTATCGAGCGCCAACTAGCCAATGCGTCAAACATGCCTGTTTCAGCGCTCCGTAACCCGGCGCAGAAAATGGGCGATGAAGAGTGGGCGCGAGTTTCTGCCGGCATCAGTCGCCTGCAAGGGCTTCAGGTTTGGATTGTCGACGCCTCAAAGCTCAACATCGAACAGATCCGCGCGATTGCAGAGCGACTGAAGCGCGAACACCCGAACCTTTCGTTGATCCTCGCTGATTACCTTGGGCTCATTGAAAAGCCACGCGCAGAACGAAACGACCTGGCTATTGCGCATATCTCTGGTGGACTGAAGCGCATGGCGAAAGATTTAAAAACGCCGGTAATGTCACTCAGCCAGCTTTCCCGAGACGTTGAAAAGCGCGCGCCTGGTCAGCGCCGGCCGACGAACGCCGATCTGCGCGATAGCGGAAGCATCGAGCAGGACGCAGACAGCATCATCATGCTGTACCGCGAGGCGGTTTATCAGGAAGACAGTCCGGCGGCACCCTACGCCGAAATCATCGTAACGAAAAACCGCTTCGGTTCGCTCGGAACCGTTTACCAAGAATTTCGTAATGGTCACTTCATGCCGACCGATCAAGCTGCCGCATCGCAGATCTGCCGCGCCAAGCCTCAGCAAAAACAAGAGCGTCGATACGCCAGCAAGAGGGATATCTGATGAACGATTTTTGCCTGCATGAAACCACCAAGGCACAGCTTTGGCCTGTTCTAAAAGAGCTGGTGGCTACCGGTAAGCGTTACCGTGTGAGCATTGTTGAATGGCGAGAAAAAAGGTCTCTGAGTCAAAACGCGTTGCTCTGGAAGTGGAATGGGGAGGTAGCGACTCAACTTACCAGAACCGGCAAAGGCAAGTTTGATCAGGACTACGTTCACGAATATCTGAAAGACCTGTATTGCCCTCCGAAGCCGATCACAGTGATGGGAGAAACGCGTTACGTGAAATCGACCAAGTTACTCGATACCGGGGAAATGACTCGCTACCTGGAGCAAATCGACATGTGGGCACATCAGCGCGGACTTCGTCTGACGATCCCGGCGCAGTGTGAATATCGCCAACTGATGGAGGCGCAGAACGCGTGAAAACCTACAGCATCATTCCAGTGCCAAAGCCGCGAATGACTCAGCGTGACCGATGGGCGTTACGTCCGCCCGTTTTGCGCTATCGCGCTTTTTGCGATGAGGTGCGACACAACCGCATATCACTGCCCGAAAGCGGCTACCACGTTACCTTCGTTATGCCGATGCCGCCAAGCTGGAGCAAGAAGAAACGCGCTGAGATGGCCGGAAAACCGCATCAGCAGAAGCCAGACAAGGACAATCTGGAGAAGGCGTTGCTGGATGCCATTTTTGAAGACGACTGCCGCATCTGGGACGGTCGAGTAACAAAGATTTGGGGCGAAGTAGGTCAGATAATCATCGGGAGAATCGAATGAGAGACATCCAGCTAGTTTTAGAGAGATGGGGCGGTTGGGCTTCGGGTGATAACAGTGGCGTTGACTACTCGCCTATAGCTGCCGGTTTCAAAGGGCTGCTTCCTCAAACCGGAAAATCGCGGCTTGCCTGCTGCGATGATGACGGACTGATTATAGAAGGGTGCATGGCTCAGTTAAAACGCCGCCGCCCAGATGAGTTTCAGCTCCTGGTGCTTCACTATGTCTGTAACATGCAGAAGCGCGCTATAGCCAGAGCATTCAAAAAGGACGAGAAGCTGATCAGGATAGGGCTGCAGATGGGGGAAAACTTCATAGAAGGGTGCTTGTCGATGTTGGATATCTGCCTGGAGATGGACCTGGAAACTGAGCGGGAAAATATTTATGAGAAAAAGCTAACGCGGTCCGCAAATTGTGTTTTAGTCTGATAAGAGTGGTTACGTAGTGACGTAGCTTATCAACTTTCAAAACCTCGCTTCGGCGGGGTTTTTTCAAGTGCTGTTAGTTTGAAAAGGTGTAAAATGACCCCATGTAACTATTGAAGAACATGGATCACCGCATGCTTTCTTTGGATGAGATCGGCCAATCTGTAAGGAACAATCTTCAACTCATTATCGATTCTCAACGGCTTAAGTTAGCTGTAGGGCCAATCTCAGATCAGGACTACCGAATTCTAACTGGTGGTTTTGGTGAGTTAGAATGGGATGTGGGGTTGTGTGATTACGGAAACGACCCTAACCATTTTGAGTTTTGCGTGAAGCTGGTCAAAGATGCTGTTGAAGCGGTTCCGTCAGGTGTGAGCTTGAGTGTTTATGGGATAACAGACAGAGTTTTCCGAATTCACATGATAGAGCGCTTTAACAGGGACGATAAGGAACACCCATTGAAAGGCCGAATGGTGCTCCTTACTTTGATGGCGGCGTATCTGTTCTGTATGGCAGTGGAAGCCGACAGTGTTCAAATCGTTGAGCCTGTACGAGAGCTCATTGAATACTACACTAGCTTTGGGTTTGCCATGACAGAGTGCGGTTACATCATGGTTGCAGAAGTTGCCACTCTTGAAAGAGCTTTTGAAAAATTCTACGAAGGTGTCTAAATTTTTAGCACGAAAACAGTAGACGCAAATCTTCAAAATGATAGGATGAGCCTCCCGACAGTAGAGAACTACTGAAAACGCAGCTGTAGATGAAGTTGCGAGGTTGGGAGTTTTTAGCAGAGATGCTAGAATGTTTCTTAATGAGAACCATGTTGGGACTCATAAGGGGTTTATATGAAAGAGCAAAAAGTAGCCAAGACTGAAGTTAAGTTCGACACAAAAAGCGCATTTGCGAGAATGGGCGCTGCTGTTGAAATTCTAATGAAGGCTGCCCCGAACGCTTTTGAGCACAAAGCTCAGTGCAGCGAACAACAGGGCCGCCCTCGTAGCAGAAAAGCAGTAGCTTAAGCTTTTCGCAGGCACTTTTTGTAACCCGCCAAATGGCGGGTTTCTTTTTTTCTAAATTCACCACAAGCAACAACAAGAATCTACGAGCCCCGGCCTAACCGCTGGGGCTTTTTGCATTTCAGCCCCAGCCAACGGACGACACACACCTGGCACACCCCGTATCGCCAAATCGTTTACGGCTGGTGGCTGATCCTTTCCTACAAACAGCACAGCCCGATAGCCGGGAGGTGGAGTCATGAAGATGCCAAACAACCCTCATAACTGGGCAGAGCTCAGCGACATTCTTGCGGCCTGGTGGCGCGGTGACGTGCCTATTGGTGGTGTAGTCATGGCTGTAGTGATGGCCGTTCTTCGGATGGCTTATGCCGGCAGCAGCTGGAAAGAGACCATATTCGAAGGCTTGATGTGTGGCGCCTTGGCACTGACCACATACTCAGCCCTGGATTATTTCGACGTACCCAAAGCCTTAACGGTTGGCATCGGCGGATTTATTGGCTTTGTCGGCGTGAAGAAGCTCAGCTCGTTCTTGTCTGGTTACGTGGGTAATCGCTTCGGCGGAGGCAATCAGAATGCAGATAAGTAAAAGCGGCATAGAGCTGATCAAGCGCTTTGAAGGCCTTCGGCTGAAAGCCTATCAGGATGCGGTGGGCGTCTGGACGATCGGTTACGGGTGGACACAGCCAGTTGACGGTAAGAAAGTCGGCCCCGGGATGCAGATTGATCAGGCCACTGCTGATCGGCTGCTGAAATGCGGCGTTGTGCAGTATGAGCAGGGCGTTAATCAGCTTGTGAAGGTGCGCATCACTCAGGGCCAATTCGATGCACTGGTGAGCTTTGCGTATAACCTCGGCCTGCGGTCACTGAGCACATCCACGCTTCTGCAAAAATTGAACGATGGCGATAAGCAAGGAGCTGCTGACCAGTTCGGGCGGTGGGTAAATGCAGGCGGTAAACGTCTGGATGGTCTGGTTGCACGCCGTGCAGCAGAACGCGAGATGTTTTTATCATGAACACCTCATTCAGCTTCCGCACGATGGCGATAGGCCTGTTGCTGGTGGCGCTGATTGTTGCCGGCAGGCTGGCGTTTTACTTCCACAGCAGCGCAGTAAAGGCCGGTGAGCAGGTTAAGCAGCAGGAAAAGACGCTGGCGCAGCAGTCAGGACTGATCTCAACCCTGCAAGCGCAAGACCGGAAGAACAGAGCCTTGGCAGCGGAGCAACAACAAAGAGAGCAGCAACTACGCCAGCGCGAGGAAACCTACCAGAGGAAATTGCGAGATGCACTTAAAGGCAGTAAATGTGGGAATAGTCCTATGCCTGCCGCTGTTGTTGAGCTCTTGCAGCAGAACGCTGCAGGCACCCCAGCAAATAGTCCTGTTACCCCCTGAGTCAGTTTTCACTCCATGCGAGCAGCCAAGCCTTCAGGGTGACACCTGGGGCGACGCGGTGAGCTACACACTGGCGCTGCAAACAGCCTTATCAATCTGCGCCGGCCAGGTGGCCACGCTGAACCAATGGCGGGAAGCCGCCGGGAGAAACTGAATGACACCAGAGCAATTCGCATATTGGTTGCAGGGATTCGTTGAGCTTCATGGCGAATTACCAAGCGAGGAGCAGTGGAAGCTGATTAAAGAGCACCTCCAAACCGTCTTTAGCAAAGTTACGCCACCTCTGGGCAGCTTTGCTGTTGGCCTTGGCTCCCTGACGTGCTGAATGGGTGCTCCCAATATACAAAATTCTGCAAAAGGCATTCATTGAGTGCCTTTGACAGAATAAATACTCTGAATCCTCGCGTGGTGTTTAACTGTTTCGCCAGGGTTATATCCAACGAACCAGCAGGAAGTTCTATATGAGCGAAGCTAAACCGCAAGATGGCAGCACCGTGAAGGGATACCGCACCTTGACCGCCGACGATATCGCGCAAATGAATGATCTGAAAGACATCAGTCGTAATTTTTGCGAACAACTCGAAATCGAACGCACACATCTCTCACTGGAGACGGTAGAGGCTGGCTCCCCGGAAGAGAGTAATCGCAGTGAGGCAATGCGCTGCCTGGCTATCGCCCGCACCAAGATGCAGGAAGCCTGCATGTGGGCTTGCCGTGCGGTGGCCCGACCGGACGCGGATTGCTAACACCATCGGCATTACAGGTGGTATTCACTGAGTGCCATCGATAATGCTGATGATATAATCCTCCCCAACAGGAGGATCCCATGTCATACAATCTCGGCAATTTGCCAAAAGAAGAAATGGACAAGGTGAACGTAGACCTTGCGGCGTCAGGTGTGGCGTACAAAGAGCGTATGAACATGCCGATCGTACCGGCTCAGGTTGAGGCGGAACAGCCTGAACACCTGCGAGAGCTTTTCCGCGAACGACTGCAGCACTACCGCAGCCAGAGCCACAAATTCCCAGGGCCAAACGACCCGCGATACCAACAGATGGCTGAAGCCAACGGCAAGAAATGACAGAACCCGCTCCGGCGGGTTTTTTTATGCAAACCCAGTGGGAGCGATTAGATGGCAGAGGCAACAGAAATTACTCAAGCAGAAAGCATCAGGCTGAAGCTACTGGAGATTGTCGGTTACGACACTGCAGCGGCTAAGCAGGCTATCGATTTTGTTAAGGACAGCCCGCTAAAGGCGGATATGTTTGAACGCCAGTTCCGGCGTTTTGAGCTGGAATCAAAGGATCCGATTGCCAGGACGCTAAAAGCCATTCAAGAGAGCACCGAGGCGCTGATCCTCTTTAACGAACCTGCGGCATAGGCATTGGCACAATCAACCGGAAGGGGGCGGTATGGCTAATATGGAACAGAATGAAAGCCATGAGAGGCGCCCATACCCTCCGCTTCGCTTTATCGAAGACCATCAGTTAACGCCATACATCGGCCTGGTTCCTGCGAACGAGGTGCAGGAGTGGATGCAGCGTCAAATCATCGACGATGCCGGCAGCCTGTTTAACCCAGACCACGGACACCTTGCAGACGCTGACTTGCGTTTCATGTGGGCATCGTCCGCGTTTGAGAAGAAAGGGCGCCATGTTCTCGGTCAGGCTGAAGAAGTGGCGATGCGCGCTGGCGGATGGCAGAAAGCCAGGATGGAGCAGCAAATGCATGAGTGGTTCGGTGATGTGCCGAAATTCATCATCACGCTCGCTGCCGACTACTGCTCACAGTGTTCAGATGCTGAGTTCTGCGCCCTGGTCGAGCATGAGCTGTACCACATCGCGCAGGCTACCGACGATTTCGGCGCACCAAAGTTCAACAAGGAAGGCCAGCCGGTGCTGAAGCTGCGCGGCCACGACGTTGAAGAGTTTGTTGGCGTAGTTCGCCGGTATGGCGCCAGCGTGGAAGTTCAGGAACTGGTTGATGCGGCCAACAGGCCCGCGGAGGTGGCACAACTAAACATTGCCAGAGCGTGCGGTAACTGCATGCTGAGGCTGGCGTAAATATTGGACTGTATTGGACGGATGGTGATTTATGGCTGCATTAAAACCAGATGTAAAAGCCTTCATCATTCAGTCGCTTGCGTGCTTCGACACTCCTACGCTTGTGGTGGAGTCCGTCCAAAAAGAGTTTGGGCTAAAAATCACGCGTCAGCAGGTTGAATCTCACGACCCGACAAAGGTTAGCGGCAAGTCGCTGGCTAAGAAGTGGGTAGACCTGTTCTACACGACGCGGGAGCGATTCAAGACAGAAATTTCAGACATTCCGATCGCCAACAAGGCCTACCGGCTGCGCGTTCTTGATCGCATGGCGACGCGAACCGAAACCATGAAGAACTACGCATTGACCGCTCAGATCGTCGAGCAGGCCGCGAAAGAGTGCGGCGATGCATATACGAATCGACAGAAGGTAGAGCACACAGGTAAAGACGGCGGCCCCATCGAGTCGGCCACGTTGACGAAAGACGAATACAAGCAGGCTCGGCGGGAGATGTTGGAGGATGACGACTGTTGAGCAGCGGAATTATGCCCGCAAGATAGAGTGTGAAGAGGATGGGATGTATTTCTCCCGCTACTTCTTCAAGCAGAGAACCGGCGGCAAGATGATCGTCGCACCACATCACAAGGTAATCCAAGAGACACTGGATCGTGTGATCGATGGCGAGATTCAGCGTCTGATTATTAACGTCCCTCCCGGCTATACAAAAACAGAACTGGCAACCATCAATATGATGGGGAGAGGACTGGCGCTAAATAGGCGTGCCAGGTTCATGCATCTGTCGTATTCGCACAACCTTGCTCTTCTTAACTCATCTACAGCGCGAGGAATAATAAAGTCTCGTACTTATCAATCCATGTGGCCTATGGAGCTTCGCGATGATGCTGATAGCAAGGCGATGTGGTGGAATGAGTTTGGCGGCGGCGTGTATGCGTCATCAGCAGCTGGCCAGGTAACCGGATTTCGAGCCGGGCACATGGAGCCGGGCTGGCAAGGCGCTCTGGTTATAGATGACCCAGTAAAACCTGACGACGCTTACTCTGAGATCGTCCGCGATGGCGTAAATAACCGCTTTAACGAGACAATCAAATCACGACTGGCGATCGAGACGACGCCGATGATTGTCATTATGCAGCGCATCCACTACCACGATCTTAGCGGTTATCTTTTGCGCGGTGGCAGTGGTGAGAAATGGCATCATCTGAACTTGCCGGTGATTATCGACAACAGTCAGTCATACGCTGCGCAGTATCCAGAAAACACCCACGCTATACCGATTGACCACGGATTGCCTGATGGTTGGCTGTGGCCATTCAAACACAACGAATCGCATCGAACATCTCTGTTTTCTCATCGTCGCACTGCTGAAGCTCAGTACATGCAGAAACCTCGACGCTTCAATGCTGAGGGGGCGCTGTGGAACGAGCAGATGATAAGCGCTGCTCATGAACTACAAATCAAGCATGACAAGGTTCGCACAGTCGTGGCGATTGACCCACAGGCAACCAACAGCGATGAGAGTGATGAAACAGGGATAGTTGCTGCAAGTTCCTATGGCGCTGGAGACAAAAAGCAATTCTCGGTTGATGGGGATTACAGCGGTAAATATTCCCCAGCAGGATGGGCTAAAAAAGCGATATGGGCGTATGAACATCATCAGGCAGATGCGATCGTCATAGAGACAAACCAGGGTGGTGATATGGCGGAGGAGACACTACGCAATGCAGGCTTTAAAGGGCGGATTATTCGAGTTCACGCCAGTAAGGGGAAGTATGCCCGAGCGGAACCAATATCAGCCCTGTACGAGCAAGGCAGGGTGTTGAATCAGGGAAATCTCTACGTGCTGGAAAATCAGCTGATGGAGTACATACCGACCACTGCCAAAAAGTCACCAGACCGCCTTGATGCCATGGTTTATGCGCTGACTGAACTTAACGGCTCTCAACCGAGAGGGATGATGCTCCCTAAGCGGCTACAGTAAACCACTCCAAACGGAAACCACATGAACAAAAATCTCCAACTGGCCGTCAACCACGCGTTGAACGACGCCAGGATTGAGCGTGCTCGTATGGCGATGCTGGGCCCGTCCATGGGACTAGATAATAAACGCGGCTCCGCCTGGTGCGAATACGGCTTTCCTGAGCAGATCACTTACGACAATCTTTATTCACTGTATCGCCGCGGTGGTATTGCGCATGGCGCCGTGGAAAAGCTGGTGGGCAAATGCTGGCAGACCAACCCGGAGATCATCGAGGGTGACAAGGCCGACGAGAAGCGCGCGGAAACTGCCTGGGAGAAAAAACTCAAACCGGTATTCACGAACCGGTTATGGCGCGCTTTTGCAGAGGCTGACCGTCGGCGGCTTGTCGGACGTTACTCTGGCATTTTGTTGCACATCCGCGATAACAAACCATGGAATACCGAAGCAGCCAGAGGGCGAGGCCTCGAGAAAGTCACAGTAGCCTGGGCTGGTTCACTAAACGTGAGCGAGTGGGATACCGGTCTTAACTCGCAAACATACGGCCAACCGAAGATGTGGCAATACACGGAACGGCTTTCAAATGGCGCCACGCGCCGTGTCGAAATCCATCCAGACCGGATCTTCATCCTTGGTGACTACACCGACGACGCTATCGGATTCCTTGAGCCAGCATATAACGCATTTGTCAGCCTGGAGAAAGTAGAGGGCGGTTCCGGTGAGTCATTCCTGAAGAACGCAGCGCGGCAGTTGGCGCTTAGCTTCGACAAAGAGATCGACTTCGGCAGTCTGGCGTCTATGTATGGCGTCAGCGTTGACGAATTGCAGGACAAGTTCAACGAAGCCGCGCGCGAGATGAACCGCGGCAACGATGTGCTGATGAGCCTACAGGGTGCAGCTGTTACCTCCCTTGTTTCCCCTGTGTCTGATCCAAGCCCAACCTATAGCGTGAACCTGCAAACGGCTTCTGCCGGCGTTGATATTCCATCACGAATACTGGTAGGCAACCAACAGGCTGAACGCTCAAGCACCGAAGACCAGAAGTACATGAACGGGCGCTGCCAGAGTCGCCGCGGTGATCTGTCGTTCGAAATTGAGGACTTCTGCGACAAGTTGATTGACCTGAGAATTATCGATTCTGTCGTCCAGAAAACGGTCATCTGGGATGATCTCAATCAACAGACTCGCGCTGAGCGCCTGGCGGACTCCAAAGCAATGGCAGAGGTGAACAAGGCCATGGTTGAAAGCGGTGACACGGCGCCATTCAGCGGTGAGGAAATTCGCACTGCTGCAGGATTCGAAACTGAAGGCGGAGACCCGCATGGAGAGACAGGGGATGACGACGAAACCTAAACCTCCAATCCTGCCGAGCAACATCAAAGATCCCACAGGAGTTGATAAGTTAGAGCGTGGTGCCATGCGTGAGTTTGCAAAGCGCATGAAGCTGATAACGAAAGGCTATATCGACATCCTCAACCGCATCCCCGCCGAACCAGTCGTAAACGAGCGCTACACCTTCCGTCTTGATCAGGGGCTTCTGTCGATGCTGCTTCAGAACGGTGAAGCGCTGGTGGACGAAATTCTGCTGGAGGGCGGGGAGTTCAATCTGTGGTTCTTTGGCCGCTATGTGTCCGTAGCTTACCAGCGAGGAACGGCGCAGGAGTATTACAACCTCTCCCAGCAATCCTCCGCTTACGCTGCCGGCCAGCAGGATGTTCCCAACATCTTGTTGAGTGAGCCCTATCAGCTGCGTTTGATTCTGGTCAGAGCGCGCGAGTTCGAAGAGATGAAAGGGCTCAGCGCTCAGGTCAAGAGCGATATGGCGAGAATTCTGACTGATGGCATTGCCAGGGGGCTAAACCCGCGGGACGTAGCCAAAAACCTCAACGAGCAAACCGGCATTGAAACCAGACGCGCGAATCGCATTGCCAGGACTGAGATCACGACCGCACTGCGGCGCGCACGATGGGATGAAGCTCAGGATGCGCAAGACCGCTATGGCATCAAAACAAAGCTGCTTCACATCTCTGCGTTAAGCCCTACCACCCGAGCAACGCACGCCGCCAGGCATGCTCATCTGTACACGCAGGATGAAGTTAGGGAGTGGTACACGAAGAACGGAAACGCCATCAACTGCAAATGCTCGCAGCTTTCCGTGCTGGTGGATGACAAAGGAAACCCTCTCACTCCTTCGGTCATCGACAAGGCCAAGCAGACGTTCAACGACATGAAGGAGAGAGGCTACAAATGGGCAGAGGGTTAATCCATGAAAGTTCAAGTTAACGTCACCACGAAGGTCAACAGCCAGGCAATTCGCCGGGAGTCATACAACGGCCGCGAGCATCTTGTTTTGCCGAGCTACACACTGCCGGCAAACGTGGTCATGAATGATGGGCTGTATACGGCCAGCGAAATCGATGCTCACTATCAAGGGCTGGAAGGCACGCTGGCGCCGCTGGGGCATCCTCAGCTAAATGGCGCATTCATCTCTGCCTTTTCTCCTGAAGGTATCAACCAGGGCCATATCGGCGCCTGGAATCGTAATGTGAAGAAATCGGGCAACCGGATCTACCTGGAGAAGTGGGTTGATACCCAGATTGCTAACCAGAGCGAGGGAGGTAGGGAGCTTATCTCCCGCGTAGAGGCCATTGAGCGCGGCGAAGATGTTCCACCTATTCACACCAGCGTTGCGGTGTTTCTCGACCAGCTTGAGCCCAATGAGCAACAGAAGGCCATAGGTGCCAAGTGGGTGGCGAAGATTCACGGCATGGATCATGACGCAATCTTGCTGCATGAAGTGGGCGCAGCGACGCCTGAGCAGGGTGTTGGGCTGATGGTTAACGCTGACCTTGCTACGCCGTTAAAGGCCAACTCTGGCGCGCTGATTGGCGAATCCTACCGGGATCGTGAGCAACGCCTAGACCGCGCTGCAAAAGATAAATTTGCTCCCGGCGAAAATGAATATGCCTGGGTGGCTGACTTCACCGACTCACAGGTGGTGATCATCCGCAACGGCGGCGCAGCCCAGGTTTATGGCTACACATCGGAGGGCGGAAAAATCACCTTTGATGAAACCGGCACGCCGGTTGCGCGTCAGGAATCCTGGGTGACGGTCGTCGCCAACAAAGTTAAATCCCTTTTCAATCCGCAGGAACAACCTGCAACCAACCACCAAACGGAGGGCGACATGCCTTTAACCACTGAAGAGAAACAAGAGCTGATCACCGAAATCGGCAAAGGCCTGGCCGCCAACTTCGCCGAGGCGCTCAAGCCTATCACCGATAAAGTTGATGCGCTGCAGGCCAATCATAACCAACTGGCCGAAACCCTTACTGCTAACTCCCGCGCAGAAGAGAAAACCAAGCGTGAAGCAGTGGCGAAAGTTCACGGCGAAATCGTGGCAAACGCGCTGCAAGGCGAAGCGCTGGAGGCGATGTTTAAAACGCTGGGTGAGTCGGCGCCGCTGGCAGGTAACTCAGGCCAGCATCAGCAAGAATCCGGCGCACCCGCCGCAGATGCATACTTCAAATAAGGGGGCTATCCAATGCCACGTTATCGTCGCGTAAACATCGACGGAAAGTCGCTGTATAAGACCGAAACCCGCACCACTGCCGCGGCACTTTTGCCAGGCACTGCTGCCGTCATCAACGCCAGCGATGAATTCGCTCAGGCTACCGCACTAAAGGGCCGAATCTACATCATCGACGTTGCCTACCATCAAGGGCTGAAAATCACCGAGGCGGTTCCTGCAGGCGACTCTGCTGTAGGCAACTACGTGGAGGAGGGCCGTGAATTGGCGCTGCTTTGCGTACCTGGCGCGTACAAGAAAGATAGCCCGATCAAGCTTGGCGCTAACGGCCAATTCACCCTGGCAACTGCTGACACTGATTCAGTGATCGGTTACAGCCAGGACGAAGCCACCATCGCCGCCGGCGCTACCGATTTCATCCGCGTGCGTATGCGCGTTGGCACTGTCGCCGCTGGCGCTTAAAAGAAGGATAAACGCACATGTATTTCTCCAAAGAGACATTGGCGGCTAATAGCCGTCTCGGCGGTCACTGGAATGAACTGTGGGCTAACCGAAACATCTGGAACGCCCAGCATAATGCAATGCTCGCTGCAAACCGTGCGCATATGACGCCTGAAATGCTGGCATGTAATGCGGTAGGTGGTTTCGCTCGCGAATTCTGGGCTGAAATCGATAACCAGATCCTGCAGCTGCGCGACCAGGAAGAAGGTATGGAAGTCATCAATGATTTGATGGGTGTCCAGACTATTCTCTCTGTTGGTAAAACTGCAAAACTGTATGACGTTGTCGGTGATATTGCTGATGATGTATCAGTAAGCATTGACGGCCAGGCGCCGTTCTCCTTTGATCATACCGAATACGGCAGCGACGGTGACCCGATCCCTGTTTTCACAGCGGGTTATGGGGTTAATTGGCGTCATGCTGCCGGTCTTAATTCCGTAGGTATCGATCTGGTTCTGGATTCGCAGTCTGCTAAGTTGCGGAAAGTCAATAAGCGCCGGGTGGCCTACTACTTTAGCGGTGATGAAAATATTCAGGTTCAGGGCTACCCTGCCCAAGGTCTGAAGAACCACCGCAACAGCAAAAAGCTTAATCTGGGGGCCGGTGCCGGCGGTGCTAACATCGATCTGACCACCGCGACGATGACTCAGTTGTTCGATTTCTTCGGCAAGGGTGCGTTCGGTACGTTGGCACGCGTTAACAAAGTTTCGCAGTACGACGTGATGTGGGTATCCCCGGAAATCTGGGCTAACCTGGCGCAGCCATACGTGGTCAACGGTGTAGTGAGCGGCAATGTATTGCAAGCGGTAATGCCATTTGCACCGGTGAAAGAAATTCGCCAGACGTTCGCGCTGAAAGGCAACGAGTTCATCGCATACGTTCGCCGCAAAGATGTGATTTCCCCACTGGTTGGCATGGCTCAGGGCGTTATTCCTTTGCCGCGCCCTCTGCCAAACGTTAACTACAACTTCCAGATCATGTCTGCTGAAGGTCTGCAAATCACTGCAGACGATCAGGGACTTTCCGGTGTTGTCTACGGTGCCAATTTGGCGTAAGGGGGAAACATGGCTAAATACGAAGTTATTCGCCCCTGGAATGGCGTAGAGATCGGGGATGTGTTGGAACTTGAAAACCTTCACCCAGCGCTGAAATCTAACGTTCGGTTGATGCGTGGCGCGGCTGGCGGTGAACTGACCCCGGCCACCCCGGATGTCGGCAACGAAACCAAGTCGCGCAAGGATGCTATCAAAGCGCGGCTCACTGATCTGGGGATTGAGTTCAAAGGCAACCTAGGCGAAGAAAAGCTCGCTGAGCTGTTGCCGGAAGGCGAGCTCGAAAATCTGTTCCCTGCTGAATAACAGCCGCCGCCAAGGCGGTTTTTTTATGCCCCGTTTCGGCGGGGCTTCTTCTTACAGGAATCAGCCATGGTGACTAAAGAAAAGGCCAAGGAATATCTGGAGTCACAGGGTATCACCTTGCCTGATTTCGTTCTGGATGCGCTGGTGGAGCAGGTGAACAGCATTCAGGAATGTCTGGATGCTAATTACCCAGCATCAACAGCGTTACTCATCCAACTCTATCTTCTCGGGCTCATGGGATTAGGCCAGGGTGATAAATACATCAGCTCTCAAACGGCGCCAAGCGGAGCATCGCGTTCGTTCCGCTATCAGTCATTTAGCGATCGCTGGAAAGGGGCGCTGAACCTGCTGCGCGGGCTGGATAAAAAAGGGTGCGCTATAGGATTGATTCCACCTGACCCAACAAACAAGGCTTTTGCCGGTGTCTGGATCGGCAAGGGCGGCTGCATGTGCGGTGATAGTTGATGTCGTGGATACCTGTCACCGAACGATTACCAAAGCCTTTTGAACGCGTCTGGGTGAAGACAAATTCCGGTCGGCAGACTACTGCTTACGGCAAATCGGATGGGGAATGGTTCATCAATTGCCCGCGCATTCGTGAGACTGATTCGAAGGTGTTGCAATGGAGGGAATGAAAGATGGCGATTGTAAAAAGTACCATTAGCGCATTAAACGTGACGGTGGTTTATCACGTTGCTGGTGAAACAAAGACGTTTAGTGAATCCGTTGTCGCACAAATCGTTATCGACCGTTACTTGCAACTTGAATGCGGCGATACCGTCGGTCTCTTCGTGCCGGTAGGAAAAGGTCAGCAGGTCAACGCGCTGAATATCGAATGGTTTGAGATTGAGCGCATTATGGCGCCAAAGGAGTGACCGGTGTCGAGTGCAGCAAGCTGGTCTTATACCGCCCAAGCCACCATCTGGCGCAATCTCGGCAATAGCGAAGCGGGCGATCCTCTGGGTTGGGCTCCGCCCGAAATTATCATGTGCGATTACCAGGGCGGACTCTCGGAGAAGCTGAACAATATCGGTTCGGAAATCACTGTAAAAAACACTGTGTGGACTGAATTCACCGAAGCAAAGAAAGGCGACTATCTGCTTATCGGCGTGTCTACCATGATAGACCCGATCGCCGCGGGTGCCGATGAGGTGGTGCAGGTGATCCGCTATGCCGACACGTTTGAACGCATGGCGGAGGATATAGCCATTCTGACGGGAGCATAGCGATGGGCGTAAAGATAAAAGGTATCAAAGAGGCCCAGCGGCGCCTTGATGCCGTGGTTGAGGATGTCAGGACGAGAAAGGCGGTCAGGGCTATAAAAACGGCGATGTTTATCATCGGCAATGAGGCTGCCCTGATGACCCCAATAGGTAAAACCTCGGTACTTTTTAACTCGCAATACCAGGACACCCCAGTAGTGAATGGAACACGCATCACTGGGCGTATCGGGTATTCGGCCAATTATGCGGTTTATGTTCATAACGCCAGTGGCATCTTAAAAGGGCTGCCGCGTCCTAAGTCGCAAGGTGGCGGTAATTATTGGGATCCATCTGGCGAACCTAAATTCCTCACCAAGGCCGCAGAGAAAACCCGCCGGCAGGTGGACGAGATAATCAGGAAGGAGATGATGCTGTGACACCTCCAATGTATCTCCGCCTACGAAATCTTTTCGAGAGTGCAGGCCTAACCGCGGGGCTCACCATCCAAACGCTGATGTGGAACGACACGGGTAAGTTATCCGACGCTTTCATCGTGTTCCGGCCTGGTGGTGGTTCAGATATTCAATACGACCGCGGCGGAGATTTCTTCGTAATGGTCGATGTTGTCGGGGCCAAAGGGAAGAACGCAGAAGCAGATGCCGCGGCGAACAAAATCGCCGACTACATTAGCGGCCAGCAGGGCGCTGATAGCTGTGTAGGCGCCATACGTCTGCTTGGAGGCTCTCCAACGCCAATCCCATCAGCAGAGGGGCGATTAATCTACCGACTTTTAGTCTGCTGCACCTACGGCGAATAACGCACATATCTATCCATCAGGCTGCCTCTGGGCGGCCTTTTTTATTTGAAGAGGTAACACATGCAAGGTTGTGCAAATGATACCGGCAAGCTGATCGGTAAAGTCGCGGTGCTGCGTATGGCTTTCGGCTGTGCTGACACGCTGCCGGCACTGAGTGACTGGAAGCGCCTCGGCGCGTTGACCACCAAGGGATTCGACTTCTCTCCAAACTCCGTGACGTCTGAAGCTGACGACGCGAAAGGGCTGGTGGAGAACCTGGTAACCAACATGGATTTCACCATTTCCGGTGAAGGTGAATTCCGTCGTAAAGACAAAACCACTGAGATCGGCGCTCTCAACATCTCCAAGTACATTTTCGATGAAGTGCAGGCTGGCCGGCAGCCGTCGATCTGGGTTCGATTCGATTTCGTCGGCGAAGACTCCGGCACCTACATCATGGGCTACTTCAACACTACGTCGTGGTCTGGTGACTTTGGTACGAGCGACATCTCCACCTTCTCCGGCGAGTGGAAAGTTGCTGATGCCGATACTGTCGTGTTTGAAGTCGCCGCGGATGTTCCGGTTACTGGTGTGACGGTGGCGCCAGCAACAGCAAGCATTGCCGTAGGGGCTACACAGCAGCTTACCGCTACTGTTGCGCCGGTTGATGCCAGCGACAAAACCGGCACCTGGTCATCCTCGGCAACCGGTAAGGCAACCGTCAATCAGTCAGGTCTGGTAACTGGCGTTTCTGCCGGCGCGGCCACAATCACGTTTACCACCAACGATGGCGCCAAAACATCTACCAGTGCGATCACCGTTACCGCATAGCAAATGGTCGGGAAACCGACCGTCGATCTGACAAAGACTAGCCCTGCTCATGCGGGGCTTTTTTGTACCTGAAATTCATCGCGCACCGCACGCGCAGTAATCAAACCAAGAACCTTTCAGGATGACCCTTGAGGAACCGGCTGGCTGTCGGAGCCTTCTTGGGGCCGTTTCCTGTGCGACAAGGTTCATCACTAAAAGGTAATCCGAATGAACTATCCAACCGTAGCAGTAAACGGCGTCTCAGTTCGTGTTGATGAAGAGGGGCGCTATAACCTCAATGATCTGCATGCTGCCGCTGTAGCAGAAGGTAACGCTACGGAGTCACAGCGCCCAAGCAACTTCACGAAAAGCAAATCAATCAAGGAGTTTGTGCGCGAACTGACCGCCGCTACAAAAGTAGCGGCGCTTAAAACGGTTAATGGAGGCCCTAATCACGGAGTCTGGGCTCTGGAGTTGGTGGCTATCAGATATGCGGCATGGCTTAGCGCAAAGTTTGAGATCAAGGTTTATCAGACGTTCCAGGCAGTGATCCGCAATGGTATTGATGCCATGTCTCGCTTGAACAAAATAGACCACATCATCAAGACCGAATCCAAGGAAATAAGCCAGTGCGCCAGCCAAATGGCGAAGTGGGGTATCGGCGGTCGAAAACGCCTCCTTCACACTGCCCGAGAACGTGTTGCTGATGAAGTGCAGATGTACCTTCCTGGCTTTTGACTGAAGATTGGCAGGGATGCCATCGTTTTGAGGTTTAAATGACACCAATCACTGAATTAGGCGAGATGGTCATCACCGATGCCGATCGCGATTACTTCCTTCGACCTTCGTTCGCAAACATGACCCGCATAGGCTCGCCAGCGGAGATTGTAGAGCGCTTTGCTGAACTCCATACCAGTGAGGCGCCACGGTTACTTGAAGCCGCTGTAGAGGCATACGGTGAGGTTCCTGGGTGGTTGCTGGCATACATCAATGCGCCGTCATTCAGCAGTGCGGCAATATTTGCCGGGATGATCGTCATGCAGGCATGCTGTGATGATGACCTTAGCGCGCTGATGGGAGAGTTGCGGCCAAGCAAACGAGGGAAGAGGGCTTTCGTGTTTCGCCGCGGAAAGATGCCGGCGAGCGATATCATCGTAATCGGCCAATCACTGATCACTCACGGTATCATCGGTAAAGCAAAGATCCGCAAGCTGCAGCGACACGAGTCGAACAGCTACGTGAACGAGTTCAACGCCTTCGAGTACATCAGCGCAGCACGGAATCACTTCAACATGCCTCGTGCCGAAGCAGAGCGCCTTTCGATGACTGAGTTTCAGTTGCTGCTGGCGGCAAAGTACCCAGAGCAAAAAGGCTTCACGCGCGAAGAGTACGATCAGGTGATGGACGAAGATGAGAAGCGCTGGCAGGCGATGATGAAAACGCAAAAAATTCGATAGCCCAAAATCGAGTCGTGTTTAGTTGTGCGTGGACAGTTTTCCTTTCGTGTGGGGGTATGGTGGTGTTGTTAGACGCACTACAGCGCAAATGAACGCTTTTTAAGGTGATCCAAGGTAAACAAATCGAGCTGTCGACATTGAAAGATTATAACTATGGTAATACACTCCGTATTAGATAACTGCGGTTATCACCACCGTAGCAGTTCATCTCGGTGGTTTTTTTATCGGAGAAATTTATGATCCTTAGCATCACAGCAATGGCAGCAGCGTTTGCACCTTTGCTCACTGAGGCGCAAGCCGAGGTTCATGGTGCTTTCAAACCTCTGGTGTCCTCTGAGTGCAAAAAAACCGTGGCTCTTTCTGCGGTTGATGCGTTCCAGCGATGCCAGCAGGTTCAGCAACACGCTAACAAGCTGCAAAAGATTGCAGAAGAAGGTATGGAACACCTCGCTTCAGTTCGTGATGGGAGCGCGGATGCCCGTGACTTTCCTGCTGGTTATGACGCTACGCTTGATACTTTAGCTGTGGCAGCTACAAACTGCATTAACCTTACTCGTTACATGTTTGAAACGGCAGAAAGCTCAGAAGCGTGGTCAGGTAATTATGCCATGCTTAAGCCCGTAAAAAAGCAAATGATGCGTAGCCTTGCGTTGCTGAGAAGCAGCGCTAGCCAGATCGCTACTGAAATCCGTCAAGCAAATACTGTAGTTGATAACGGTCGACTGTTAGCCGATAACACCTCGAATGAAGACGTGGTAAGGCTGATCAACAAATCTCACATGATGTTAGGGGTGGACACCCCGCGCTGGTCTTAAATGATCAAAGTAAGCATCACTGCTGAACTAAGCGACGATGAAACAGCGAGGCACTTTGCACAAATGGTTGCAAGGTGCCTCTCTAACTTACCAGCATCTCCGTTACTCGGATGTCGTGGCGGATTCGAGCGAAACCCAAATGCAATGGCAGCTGGCATTGAGAAATTCCATGTCAGGATGCCCGATGAAGATGCTTGGCCATCACATACTCCTATCAATCGCCGTACGAGCAATAACTTTTTAGTTTTTGCCAGGCATTTTTACGACGATAATTATTTCCAAATTCTTGCCTTGGTAACACCTGAAGCACATCAAAGAATTGATGCTATGTTACCAAGGTTGATAGATTTGGCTGAAAACACATTCATTGAACTCTCAGAGATAGAGCTTGATAAGCTGGAACACTTTACGATCTGACCCACCCAAGAGGTGGGTTTTTTCTTTCTAGCCCCTCGTTTTCGTTGCCAGTCGCGCGCCATCTGCTACGATTCCCCTATCTTTGATTGATGGGCAAGGAAGAATGAAAAAGACATTAGCAGTAGCACTCGCTGTCATGGCTTTGACGGCATGTAAGCCTGGTGAGGAAAAAGCATTAGAACTTGCACAGAAGGAAATTTCTGCAGACTTGAAAGATCCTGACAGTGCGAAGTTTAGATATTTGCGAGTAGCAAAAACTCAAGAAAACGAGGATGGAACAGTTCTCGTCTTAGTGTGCGGGCAAGTTAATGCTAAGAATGGATTCGGCGCTTATGCTGGATTTCATTCTTTCATGATAGACATGAGCATGAAAGAAAAGGGATATTTCAGCAAAGCAGTGACCTATAAGGTTGGAAGTAAGAAAATATCAACAGAAGATGATGCGCGCGACATGTATGGCTATACGGCCATGTGTGGTGAAGACGCCTAGAAAATATTAATTAAGAAAGACCTCGCTTCGGCGGGGTTTTTTTATGCCTGGAGATCGCTAAATGTCAGAGCAAGATGGTGGAAGCCTGGTCTATCAGGTTGATATTGAAACGGCCAAAATGATCACTGGCAGTCGCAAGGCTTCTATTGTTCTTGAGGAAATGCAGCGCCAAACAGGGAAAGCCTCGAAGTCTGTCGATGCCTTATCATCCTCTGCGGATAAGGCTGGCAATTCAATGGTTGGCTTAAAAACCGTCCTGACTGGGGTGGCAAGTGCAATCTCGGTTTCTTTAATAATCGACTATGGCAAAGCTTTTTTAACCGTAGCCGATAACATCACTCAACTGCAGGCGCGTATAGCGCGTTTAACAAGCGACACATCAACAGCTAAAAGCACCTTTATAGGGCTAGCGGCCATAGCTTCAAACACAGGTGCCAGCCTGAAGGATACAGCTAAACTCTGGGAAACTATGACAGCGTCTCTTAAAGAGACAGGAGCCACAAATTCACAAATACTGGCGCTTACCGACACATTGCAGAAAATTGGCCGAGTGGGTGGTAGTTCTTCCGAAGAGATGGCAAATGCGTTGAGGCAATTTGGTCAGTCTATTGCTTCCGGTACGGTGAGGGCAGAAGAGTTTAACTCTATTGTTGAGCAGATGCCGGAGCTTGCTCGTCAAATTGCGGCTGGTCTTGGAATGACTGGTGGTCAGCTAAGGCAAGCGATGCTGGAGGGTAAATTAAGCGCTGAAGATGCTATCAACGCGATAATGAAGCAATCCGACTCTCTGAATGAAGAGTTTAAAAAGCTGCCTAGGACGATGGATCAGGCAAGCAATACCCTGACGATTTCATTGCAGATGCTGATAGGCAAAATGAATGAAACCGTAGGTGCGAGCCAAACAATGGTTACGATCATTGACTCCATAAGTTCTGCGATTGATAGGTTGAGTGGAAAGACGGAAACCGCGGCTCAACGTATATCAGATTTAACCTCTACTGCAGAGATGTATGAGCGTAGAGCAAGAACGTGGTCATGGCTGGGAGTGGATGGTTGGTCTGAACAGAACAAGGCGCTGGCAGTATTAAGTAATAGGGCAGCTACTTTGGTTGGTGATCTTGACTCAGTCGCTCAGGCGTCGGCGAGAGCTGCAGCGGGTCAAATAAAGTTCAATAATACCAGCGCTAATAATAAACAAGATGCGTTAATCAAGAAGTCGGAAAGAAGTTTAGCCCTATCCAAGCTTGAAGGGGAGGCTAGAGCAAGACTGGCAGCTCAATATGCGGCTGAGGATGCCGGGTTTAAGAAAGATGACCCGCGCACAAAGCGCATGGAAGATGAAGCAGCGGCAACATACCGAAACATAGAAGCCCAGAAAAAACTTAAGTCTGAAACAAAATCTAGCGCGTCAGCAGCTGAAAGTGTTGCTCAGAAGGTAGAAAATCTGAGGAGGCAGTCTGAACTAGCGGCAGACTCAGCAAGTGAATGGAGCCGCGAGCAAGCGATCCTCAATGCCCAACTATCACTGGGTAAAGGAGCTACACAGGCCCAGATCGCTGAGGCTGGTGCTTACGCTGCTAAAAAGTGGGACACGGCCAACGCTATCAAGGCGCAGGCGGCCGCAGAGAAGCTACTCCCGGAGGCCAAAGAGAACGCCAGCTACGCGCAAGACGTGAAGGATTTAAACACGGCATTGGCGGCCAAGAAAATCAGCCAGGAGCAGTACAACACCACGGCTGAGCAACTGGAGCAACAGCATCAGGTTAACTTGGCAAAAATCCGGGCTGAAGCTTTGGTAAGTCCTAAACAGCAAGCCGCCGGCATGGTTGATCCAGTGCAGCAGCTTGCCAACGAGAATGCGCAGAAGTTGGCGCTTATCCAGCAGTTCGAGACTGAGAAGGGTGTGATTACCCAGCGCGGCCTTGAGTTGATGAGGGCGGCGAATACTCAGTATGAACAACAGCGGATCGCGGCACAGTGGGAGATATTCCGCAATCAAAACGCAGGCAATGAGGCGCTGGCTGCGTCATTTGATGCATTCGCCGGCAACGCGTCCAATGCCTTCACTGGCATTATCACCGGCAGCATGAGTGCGGAAGAGGCAGCGCGTTCGCTTGGCTCAACCGTCCTTAATAGTCTGGTGAATGCCTTCGTGCAGATGGGGGTTGATTGGGTTAAATCGGCAGTTATGGGCTCAACAGCGCAAACATCAGCTATTGCCACCACCACGGCAGCGCAAGTTGCGGGGACGGCTACGACGACAGCAGCGAGCACCGCTGCTGCTGCTGCAACCACAACAGCCTGGACGCCGGCGGCCATCGTTGCCTCTATCGGTTCATTCGGTGGTGCTGCAGCGATTGGTATCGGTGCTGTTGTCGCGGCTATGGCGCTGTCTAGCAGCCTGGCAGGGAAGCGTAAGAATGGCGGCCCTGTAAGGTCAGGCAGCATGTACCAAGTTGGCGAGGGCGGTCTACCTGAAATTTACCAAGCCAGCACAGGTAAGCAGTACATGATCCCCGGTGACAACGGCAAGGTGATCAGCAACAAGCAGATGACTGCCGGCGGCAGTGCGTCGCCAACCATCATCATCGAAAACTACTCATCCAGCGCTGGTGTAATGGATACCCAGGCCAGCAAAGGTGCTGATGGTAGCGATGTCGTGCGCATTGTGCTGGCTGATCTGCAGCAGGGCGGCCAAATCAGTCAGGGTATCTCCCAGTATCACCAGGCGCCTCGCAAAGCCACTGAATAGCAGCACTCAAACCTCCATAACCCGCTTCGGCGGGTTTTTTTATTACCGGGAGAAAACCGTGGCAATACCTTATCCCGACTGGCTATCACTTCCCCAGAAGGCCAACAAGAGCCGCACGATTGATGCCGGGTTCCGCACCGATCAGCCGGCAGTGGGCGCGCCTATCTTTCAGCGCCTGACAGATGACCTCAAAACTACCTGGTCGCTGACGTGGATTTTCACGCTGCAAGAAGATCGGGCATTCGAGCAGTGGTATCGCAGCCCTCGTTACCTGGATAACGGCAATCAGTGGTTCACGATGCTGTGCAATCTGGGTGGATCTGGCCTGCAACTGCAGGAACTGCATTTCGTGGCGCCGCCGGTTCAAACGAGCATCAACGGCAACACGACGACGTGGACAGCGAGCGTAATCACCCGGAAGGTTTACAACCCGGATGACGAGTTCTCAGACGTCATTGTTGAGCTTCCGCCGTATCAGTGGGGGATCATTGATGAAGTGGTTAACCGTGACATGCCGGAGTATTGAATGCCTACATTACGAGAATTTCAGTCACAGCGGCCCAACCGGATCATCTACGACACGATGACGTTTAGTCATCCGGCGTTTGGCACTATCCGGCTGGTGGCTAACCAGATATACCCAAAGACGTTCGCCGGCCAGTTGTTTTCACCGTGTCGAATGGAGGTCGCAGAGAGCCAGCAGAGCAGCACTCCGGTGATCAACTCTACGGCCAAGTTTGGACGCCTGGCTCAGGACTTTAAACAGCAACTTAAGCAGTGGCGCGCGCACTCACGCATAACGCCGATCTCTGCCACATATCAGCGTTTCGATGCGGCGGACATGAATACGCCTCTGAAGTCGTGGACGCTCTATGTGAAGGACGCATCAATGGATGAGAGCGATGTTACTTGTTCCCTGACGCTACAGAATCCACTGAACAACAACATCGCATTCCTCTACAACACCACTGAATTCCCAGGACTCGCCAATGCATAAACCTGACTTCATTCACGCCATGGAGGGTAAGCCGTGGCGCGAGCGGGCGTGCTCGCTCGATGCGGCTGATTGCTGGGGGTTGGTTGTTTTGTATTACCGGCATGTGCTCGGCATAGAGATACACCAGACGCCGGATTACGAAACCGGCAGCGACTTCCTGACGTGTTTTATCGGTGATGTTGTGTTCTGGAATCAGGTCGAGAAAGCGTCCGACAGTAGCATTTTTATCGCGTATTACGGCGCTCAACCAATTCACGTCGGTTTGGTCATTGATGGGCAAGCATTCCATAGCCGCGGCGAAGCGGGGCATGTGCGTTTTGACAAGTTGCGGACACTGGAGCGAGTTTTCACAAAATTGGAGTTTTACGACTATGCCGTTGATCGAAATTCAGCGTGTGCCGGGGCTGCCGAAAGAACGTCATAATCTTCCCGCCGGCAGCATGTTCTATCCCTGGCTTAAATCGGCCAACCTTCACTGCGATGTTGAAATTTTGCGTAACGGCGTGAAGCTGCAGCCAGATGATGAGTTAAATTTCCCGCTGAACGATGGCGACGTGATCAACGTGTTCGATCAGCCGAAAAGCGGCACGCTTGGAACAATCCTCAACCCTTTAGAGCACTTTAACCCGATAAAATTTACTCAAAAAATTCTTTCCTCTCTCATCGGGCAACCAAGTGCCAGCGTCGCAGCAGGAAGTAATGCTAAAACGTCACCAAACAACAGTCTGAAAGGACAAACCAACATCGCTCGCAATGGCGAGGCAAAGCCTGACAACTACGGCCAGGTGCGTGCGTTCCCTGATCTGATTCAGGAGTCGATGTTCGAGTATGACAACAACATCAAGAAAGTCACAGAGTGGATGAACTTCGGGCTGGGCCGGTATGACGTCACGTCAGTAAGGTACTCAGAATCAAACCTTGGCGCGCTTGCTGGCGCCTCATACCGCATCTACCAGCCAGGCGAGAACATCCCGCTGATCAATGAGGGTTTCTCTTTCGACGACATCGACGGCCAAGAGCTGCCGGGCCCGAACGAGAGCGGTGATTTTCCTGCAGAAACGGCGACGACGACCACCGATATGGTTTCTGGTGAGTTCATCGCCGGACAGGCAAAGGTAAAAATTAAGCAAAACAGCGACTTTGATTACTTCTATGACCTGTCTAAGCCTCATTCTGTGTCGTTCGTCGTCAATGTCACCTACAACACGGTATCGGGGCCGGTAACGCGTGATATCACGGTATTTGCCGATCTCTTCAGTGCTACGACAACTGACGATGGTGCCCCAGTGAATCCGCAGTATTTCTACGAGTTCACTTTTGTGAATCTGAGCGGCAACGATATCAGCCAGATCCCCGGTGATGCGGTAATCAACACGTCGATATTCACGCTTAACGACAATGAACCGTTGGTAATTGGCCCGTCATTCTCTCCGGTTGATGGGACTCAGCTTTGGGTTCATCTTCAGGCGCAATTGGGACATGGGGATTACGCCAGAACCAGCGTCACATTCTGGAGGGTTGATGATGATAACAACCAGATCCCCGGAACGCTGGAAAGCTACAACATCGGTCTTAACAACGATGACGAGAACGCAGATACAAAGTATGGGACGTTCAAATTCACCCCAGTATCTGGAAATGGTCGTTATGCGGTAACGTTCATCCGTACCAACAACAGCAATGATCATTCAACCCTGAAAGTCGAAGCTGTTCACATCGTCAGGACGCGCACCAACGTTGTTTACCCGAATGACACGATCGTAACCGTCACTGTTACAGCTACAGAGCGAGCTACCAGTGCGAGAGAGCGAAAATATAACGCGCTAATAACCCGCCACGTCATCAGCTACAACCTGGCTACACAGGCAGTCGATTACACAGAAAGGCCGTCACGCTCGTTTGCAGACGCGGTATTGCACACCTGGCTAAAGATGGGCGGTCAGCCTGAGTCTAGCATCGACATCTACGAGCTTTACTCAGTCGCGGCATCGTTGCCAGACCAGCGCCTGGGTTATTTCGATTACACCTTCGATGACGAAGATATATCGCTGGGCTCTCGGATTCAGACGATCTGTGATGCGGCGACGGTAACAGCATTTTGGGATGGCGGGGTGTTGTCTTTCACGCGCGATGAGCGGAAGCCAAACGCAACGACGGTATTCAACCGCGCCAACATGAAAGCGGAGGATTACAGCCTTTCCTACGACATGACGCTACCCGGCGGTTTTGATGGCGTAGAGGTCAAGTATCGAAACCCGGTCACGAATAAACAGGCATTCATCCGCTACCGGATCGTCGGCAACTCGATAGAGGAGGGGGAGCCGGTAAAGGCGAAGAAGTTCGACATGCTGTTTATCCGCAATTCTTTCCAGGCACGGGATCGGGCATTGAAAGAAGTTCGCCGGCTGCTGTACTCACGGCAAACGATGGCTATCCGCGCGCTGGCCGATGGTGAATGGGTGAACGTCGGGCAGATGGTGCAGGTGGCTGATATCTACGACGCGAACCAACAGGATGGTTATATCGTTGCGCGTTCAGGCAACAACTTCGACACAAGCGAGCGCATCGAATGGGCCGGGGATATGTTTGTCGTCATCACTGATGCGAATGGCACGCCAACGGCTCGTGTTCAGGCATCACAGCGCAGCGATACGATGTTTGGCTTCGCAGCAGCAATACCAGCAATCAACCTCAACATATTCGACGGCTACAACGTCCAGTCACCGTCTCGTTACGTTATTGCCACGCAAATGGAAATGGACGCAACGAAGTGGACGATCACCGAAAAGAAACCAAATGGCGACGGGACTACCTCGTTAACCATGTCTGAATATAGCGATGAAATGTATAATTACGAGGTAACTGAATAAATGGCTACCACACCAACGCAAGAGCAAATCCCAAGCGAAAACGTTAGGGATTTAAAATTTAACTCCGGGAAAATTGACCAAATAGTTTCATCAAACGAACCAACGTATACGGACAGGTTTGGTGTAGTAAGATACACATGGGCTGGCGCATTAAAGAATATTGCTCCTCTTGGTCATCCGTGGACGCATGCAGAAGCTAATGCCGCTATTGCATCAGGTGAAATACCAAATGACTCGTATTTCTTTATTTGGTCAGAAAACGTTAACGATGTTGCTGATGTTTATAAAAACAATAATGGTGTAGCCGTTCCGGCTGGTAAAAGCTATCCAAGTTCTGCGTTTGTATCAAAAATAGCTGACTTTAATTCTGCTTTGTCCGTAGGCATGTCTTCTACATGGGTTGATAAATCAAGCCAGAAAGAGAAAGTAAATATCATCGTTGATAGCGCAGGACGTCGTGTTGTTTACGCGAATAACTCTGAGAAGCGGTTTGTTGCTTATGGTAAGCGATTGGCCGATGAGGAGGTGGTTAATGATATCGGTGCTGAGACGTGGCGATACAACGGAAGCAACTCGAATGAAATTATCGAGCTGGTTGATTCTGCCGGGCGCATTATCAGGAAGACATCAATAGCTGAAAAGGTTATGTATGTTTTTGGTGTACCTGTCGGCAGTGGCTCAGTAAGCCAAAACTACATAGCCCCCACCTCGTGGCCTGAATTAACTGACATGGGTTCATATGGTCAATCATTATCGATATCGCGACTTGGCGAGCCAGGCGTGGAAACGGTAATGCAAAATGCACTTATGTTTAATGGAGGTGTCACCACATACGACAGGGCGCTATCGTCGATTGTCACACTGCCAAATACAACCGTTACCGAGTACCACGAAAAATCGATGATTCATCAGCTTAATGCTGATTACCCCGATGAAAACAGATTTTATCTGGCGGCCGCTCGTGGGGTCAGCGGCTATGCGATGGAACAACTGAGGCCTGGCACTCCCCCTTGGGCGCAGTACATGTCTAGCATTGACAAAGGGAAAGAGCTTGCTGGCGGGATGGGGCGCCAATATGGCATGATCGCCCAAACCTTCTTTCAGGGGGAGGAGGATTCGTATCGCGGCACTGATCCTAATGTCTATCGAGAAGGGATGCAGATAATTCAATCAGGAGTAAGCAGCAAGTTTAAACTGGTATCGGGATTACCTCATGATATCCCGATGGTTATTTATCAAATGGCATCTCATGGGCGATATGAGGGGTTGGACAACCCTAGCTCTGTTATACCATTGGTACAGCTTGACGAGGCACTAAATAACCCATTAATCCAGATGTGCACACCGATGTATATCTTCCCGTATAAAGACGGCGTCCACCTTACTAATCATGGATATCGCTGGCTTGGTCTTTATCGAGCCAAAGCAATAAAGTATTGGTTTGATAATAAAAAACCATTTAAGCCATTGCATCCTGTTAATGTTAGCCGTGTAGGTAACTCGACGCTTGTTGGCGATTTTGCGCCGCCTACTGGAAAAATTCAATTCAGCGAGCAAATTGTTACTCAGTCTAGCGACGGCATGAATGGGTTTGAAATTTGGTCTGAATCTCAGAGTGGTGTGCTGACGCGGTTGCCTGTATCAGAGGCGCAAATTATCGGAGATAAAAAGATAAAGGTTCGTTCATCTTCGAACTTTGGTGCTAATGAAAAGATTTACCTTGCATATGCTTTTACCCCTGAGAATCGTGGAGCAATTGTAGATGGGAAATACCCTTCATGGAATGCAGGGCCGGTAACTGGTGTTAGGGGTAACCTTTGCGACAGTGACGAATCTGTAACTGATCTGCTGGATGCAAGCGGACAACCTTACCCATTAAACAACTATTGTGTAATGTTCAAGAAAGAGGCCAAATAATGCCGAACTATCTTTTTACCCGCCTTAATTATGAAGTTCCGTTTGATGGCGCCGAATATATCAATGAAAATGACGTTAGTCGGGTTATCGAGCCTACAGTTTCCCCTCAGCCGGGTTACGTTAACTGGCTATTCCAGAACGGTGATTCAAGCTTAACTTCCATTGATGGAAGTTACACATTAACACCGTCGTCAGTTTTCACGCCGTCCTACACTGAAAACAGTGTCATCTTGCCTGCGCTGCCGTCAGCAGCGACTTATAACGGGTTGAGTTCTCCGTTTAAGGACTCTGCTACACAGACCATGTCTGCAGTGATCAAATACACTGGCGCAGCGTCCCAGATCTTCCTGGGTTGTATCTCTGATACAGTCGGCGAGGCCATCACGGCCAGCGCATCAGGAGTGATTTCATATCTCTATCGTGATGCCAGTGGTTCAGTTGTATCAAACAGCATTCCAGCGCCGGCTATGACGCCGGGAGATTTCATCTTTATCGCATTCTCCCGTTCAGGGAGTAGCGTGACTGCGATGATCGGCGGGGCTTCATCGGTACTGACGCTGTCGAATGCAGCAAAAAGCACGGCAACACCTTATAACGTTGGCCCCGGTAACACCGCATTCAACGTAGCAGGATTCTCAAAGAGCCTGGAGGTGATGGAATTCCTTTACAGCGGTGGAGATGCTTCAGCTGGCGACCTGCAGGTTTTGTACAACAATGCTAAGTTGCGGTGCATGGCTCGTGGAGAAAACATTCTTTAAAGGTCACTGCCGGAATGGATACCGGCTACTTGTATAGAGTGGCAAAGTCGAAAGCAATCGCCGCATCTACGGCCGCTCCCTGGGTTTCATATGGCATTTCCGAGACGAGCGGCCATCTCCCCTTGTGCCACACATAAAGCCAGTGTTGGCCTTCTTCGTCTTCGCGGATTGCGAACATCGGAGGGCTGTTCTGCTGTGGTTCTGGGTATCTGTCGTTTTCGTTGAGAATGAAGATCTGCCGGCCGGCGAGGGTGATGCTGCCCATTGCTGTGCTCCGATTGTGGGTGTGCAGTAATGGTAGCTGGTGGTGGGATTGGGGGGTAGGGATGGTGTCATATTGGTGACGTCACTACGGTGCCATTAAGGCGTCACTAATATGTCATCACTTGCCGATTCATGTCACTGTGAATGCAGAACGGCCTTTAATTACAATGGGTTAATCTTTGTGTCACTTTCTTCTAAGCCGTAGGTCATAGGTTCGAATCCTATAGGGCGTGCCATTTTGAGCCTCCCTAAACCAAGTCTTTTTTGCCCTTATTTCCCCTCAATTATTGTATTTTCCAAGTACCGCTATGGTTGCACTCGGCTATACCCAAGTAAGGCCATCCCCGGACTTTCTGAGGGCGATGCTCCTCGTCAAAGCCTTTTATGCCGGATCCTGTGCAGCCAGAAAGGGAATTAAGAAAAACCTCACTAAGAGGGATGCCCTTATTCCCCGACGAGACTTCCGCTACCATGCGGTCTCTATCAAAATGGGTTCTCTGCTGAGTGGTAAAAATCCGATTAATTGAGGGCTGCTATAGGTAAAATTCTACTCATGGTGCAAAATGCGACGTCTTCGCTATCTGCATAAATCTTGATTAATGAGTGTTGCTATGTCTTCTAATGCAAGGGTTTTCCGGCATGACATCAATGGGCTTCGCGCTTGGGCAGTAATCGCTGTCGTTCTTTTCCATTTTGGCGTTCCTGGCTTTGTTGGTGGCTTTGTAGGGGTGGATGTGTTTTTTGTGATCTCAGGTTTCCTGATGACGCAAATAATTGTTTCTGGTATAGAAAATGGCAACTTCTCCCTTTGGCGCTTCTATCTGGCTCGCGCACGCAGAATCATCCCCGCATTGTTGGCTTTGAGTTTTACCCTACTGATTCTCGGTTGGTTTTTCCTCACCTCTGTAGACTACAATACCCTTTCAAAGCATGTGCTGGTTGCCGCGCTGTTTATTTCAAACGTAAAGTTTTGGAAAGAATCCGGCTATTTTGATGCCGCATCGCATGAAAAGTGGCTGCTTCATACTTGGTCATTATCGGTTGAATGGCAATTCTATATTGCACTTCCCGTCGTTTTGTTGGTTATGTGGCGTTTTTGGAAAACGTCTGGGGTGAAACTCACCCTGTTTGGCGGTTTTTTGCTCTCCTTTGCACTCGCTTGCTATTTAGCTGTCACCTTACCCAGCGCCGCGTTCTTTTTGTTGCCGACAAGGGCGTGGGAGATGTTGGCAGGAGGGGCCGTATGGTGGCTGACTCGAAATAGCCACTTCTCGAAAACTAAAGCTCAAATGATGGAGCTGGTGGGTTTCATCCTGATCGTTGTCGCAATCGTGTTTTTCACCCCTAAGCTTGCATGGCCGGGAGTCTATGCGATGGTGCCAGTGGCGGGGGCGATGCTGGTGCTTGCTGCGGCTAGACAGGGCTCAATTTTTACCTCGAACTATATTGCAGAGCGAGTGGGTGTCTCGTCGTACTCTATTTATCTTTGGCATTGGCCCGTAGTGGTTTTTCTTGCTTACAATAATACCGCGGGAGATTGGCGATGGGTGCTGGGAGGATTACTGCTCAGTTTGGTTTTAGGTGAGCTTTCTCTGCGTTTTATTGAAAATCCGGCTCGCAAGAAATTAGCTAAGCAAAGCGATTGGGGGAATGTTTTCAGTATCGGTTCCTGCATGGTGATTATCTGCGCCGCTACTGTCGTCATGTTTAAACACCATTTTATCAACCGCGTACCGGAACAGATCGATCTTATCGCTAATGAAAGTCTCAATTCCAACCCCAAGCACGCTGACTGCTTCGCTACGACGGGCACGACCTCGCCGGGATGCGTATTCGGCGGCAGTGAAATTAAGGCGGTGGTCGTCGGTGATAGCCATGGTAATGCCATGGTGACAGCCGTGGAAGCGGCATTGCCAAGCAAAGAAGATGGCGTGTTGAATCTTACCTATGCGGGTTGTCCTACGCTCTACCGGGCTAAAACGGTACCTGGTGAAGCTGAGGATCATCAGGATTGTTATGGCTTCAATCAATGGCAGCGGAAAAAACTGGCAAGCCTGGATAGTGCTATTCCTATCGTGATCATCAACAGAACCTCGGTTTATGCTTTTGGACGGCATAATGTTGAAGAAAAAACACGTACGCCGATCGTCTATTTTTCTGATATCAGCAAGACTCCGAAGCCCGAATTCCTCGCGGAATTCAAGTCATCTTTGGTTGAGTCTGCCTGTGAGTTGGCCGCCAAACATCCTGTTTTCATGATGCGGCCTATGCCGGAAATGATGTCTAATGTCCCTAAAACGCTGTCACGGGCCATGATGTTGGGGAAGGACGCGCCTCATATTTATCTGTCGGAAGCTGACTATATGAAACGTCATTCGTTTGTATGGCAAGCGCAGGACGAAGCTGCAGAAAAATGCGGCGTGAAAATCCTGAATCCATTACCGCTGGTTTGTAGCGACGGAAAATGTGAAAGCACATATAGCGGGCGCCCTATTTATTATGATGATAATCATGTAAGTGAATACGGGAATAAACTGTTGGTGCCGATGTTCAAAACGATCTTTGATTGA